GCACCGAAGGAGCGTTCTTTCGGTGCTTTCAAAGCTGTAGAAGGAAATCAAGCTACAATTGATTTAGAAAAACTTAGAGAATATAATATATTCTTTGCCACCCCTTGTTATGGAGGGATGCTAACAGACCAGTACTTTTTGTCAATGTTTAGAGCCTCTCAAACTCTAATGAGACATGGCATTAACTTTAGGGTAACAACTCTACGTAATGAATCACTTGTCACACGTGCTAGAAACATTCTTACTGCTATGTTTCTAGAATCAGACTGTACACATCTGTTGTTTATTGACTCTGATATTGAGTTTGACGCCGATTCTATCCTTCGTGCTTTAGCCTACGATAAACCTATAATGGCTGCTGCTTATCCTAAGAAAGCATTACCTGTACAGTATGCAATCAACTTTAAGTTTCAAGATATTGAAAAGAAACAAGTTCGAGTTGAAAACGGTGCTGTCGAAGTTCTTGACGCTTCTACTGGCTTTTTCTTGGTCAAGCGAGAAGTATTTGAAAAGATGATGCAAGCTTATCCAGAACTTCATTATCGCAATGATTCAAATATCGATCCTAAATTTAATAAATATTGTTATGCATTATTTGATACATGGTTAGATCCTGATGATAATCGCTATCTATCAGAAGACTATACTTTCTGTCGTAGATGGCAAAAACTTGGAGGAGAAATTTGGTTAGATCCAAATACAAAACTTAATCATGTTGGGAGCTACACGTTTGAGGGCGATGTAGGTAAAATTATTGGAAGACAATAAAAATTACGAACTTGTTCCTATTACAGGAGAAGAACGAATTAAATGTCTAGAAAAAATCATAATTCAAAGTGATGTTTTAGAGGATGAGTATCATTGGCCTAGTTTGTGTAAGTTTATTGATGCAAATAAACATCTTTTTAAAAATCCTTATTTTACTAAAGCTCAAACAATCAAAGAGTTTGAAGGTAGAACTATACCTTTTAAACTACTTGACGCACAAAACGAAGTAAGACAGACCTTTAAAACCTACATGAATTTTTGTAGGTTTTTAGGTCAAAAGCTTATTCATGAGTATACAGGTGAATTACATTTTCCAGATAATACTGAACTAACTAAGTGGGAAGTAGGAAGAGAAATGACCGCTCACTCTGATAATTCTTGGCCTGATGGTAATCAAGATAATCATCCTACTTCTTTTAGAACTTGGTCTGCTATTTATTATGTGAATGACCAGTACTCAGGAGGAGAGATATATTTCCCAAGACTTGACTGGGCGTATAAACCCGTTGCTAATACTTTATTAGTTTTTCCATCTAATGAGAAGTATATACACGGGGTAACTAAAGTAACCAGCGGTGAGAGATATACTTTTGCTATATGGTACACACAAGATTTTCAATATTTAGAAATCTAGACACACGAATGACGTGACGCTTAGGCAACTCCGTTGCCACGGCTGCGTCTCTCCGAGACTATAGCTATAACACAGCGATTCAAGCCTTGTTCAACAGCTTTTCACCTGCGGTGCTGCGTTATTCACTAGCTAACAAACATAAATTAGCATATTTTCTCACGAAAGGCAACCTTAAAATTTTTAAATTAAAGCGCTGGGATTTTATTACACAGTTAATTAAAAAAAACTCTTATTCAGTGGGAGTAGAAGTTGGTGTTGCAGAAGGTATAAACTTTAAAAAGGTTTTAGAGTTAAATCCTAATTTTACTTTTTACGGAGTTGATCCATACACTCCAATACAAGAAAAATATAAAAGCTGGGATCTGAGTGACTGGAGAACTAGTTTAGAAAACTTTTGTAATGAAAAGGAAAATGCTCATTTACTGTGTGTGACTGATGAAATAGCTAAAGACTATTTTAAAGAAAATACTGTAGACTTAGTATTTATTGACTTAGATGGTTCTTTTGAAGTTACTGAACGTAATCTAAGATTCTGGAAATCAAAATTATCTAAACAAGGCTGTGTTTGTGGACACGATTATACATTTTGTCCAGAAGTAAAACAAGCTCTTCAACAACACACAGTTAAACACTTTAACTTTAATGATTATTGGTTAGTAAAAGCGAAAGACATCAAATAATGCAAAAAACGATAAGCTTAGTACAAACAAATTTTCCTATGAGTTTAAACCAAGATACTTACTATTTACCATACTCTGTTGCTTTGATTTGGAGTTATATAAGTAGCTTTGCAACAAACGAGTTCGAACTCAATAAAATGATATTTCGTAGAGAACCTATCGAACAAACAGCTTTTGCATTAGCTAAGGATACTGTTGTAGGTTTTTCCTGCTATTTATGGAGTAGAAACTATAGCTTAAAACTAGCTGAGAGAATCAAACAAATTAATCCTAATGTTGTTATAGTATTTGGTGGGCCTGAGATGGAAATTGAAAAGATTGACTTTTTTCAAAGATATCCATTCATTGATGTGCACGTAATACAAGAGGGAGAAGTGGCCTTCAAAACTGTATTAGAAAACCTGTCAAATTTAGATGTGGTTCCTGGAATTATCTATAATGACTCAGGAAAAACTAAACGAACTTCAGTTGCAAAAAGAATCTTAGACCTAGATACCCTTCCGTCTCCTTATTTAAATGGCGTTTTTGATAAAATTTTGAGTGACAACCCAGACTTAAAATTTGTTACAACACTAGAGAGTAATAGAGGATGTCCCTACCAGTGCACTTTTTGTGATTGGGGTAGCTTAACCTACAATAAAATCAGAAAATTTAGCCTTGAACGTGTGTTTGAAGAAATTGAATGGACTGCCCAAAACAAACAAATAGTTGGTATTGATGTCGCAGATGCAAACTTTGGGATCTTCGAGCAGCGAGATTCAGCAATAGTTGATAAGATTATTGAAGAACAAAACAAAGCGGGAAGAAATATCTCCTTTGGCACTAATTATGCAAAAAACCAAAACGCAACAGTAGTGCACATGGTAAAAAAACTAGCAGAACAAACAGATACAACTAGGTATCATACTGTATCACTTCAAACACTTAATGATCGAGTTCTTGAGACAATCAAAAGAAAAAATCTAGCAGTAAACAAGATTAAAGAGGTATTTTCTATATGTTCACAAAACGAACTGAACCTCAAAATTGAACTTATTCTAGGACTTCCTGATGATACGCTGGAAGACTTTAAAGAAACATTCTATAAACTGTATGAAATATCTCCAGACATTATGATTCAGACCTACAGATTAATAGGTTTAAATAATGCAGAGCTATTTCTTACAAACCAAGGTGGAGTTGAGTGGAGAACTATTAAGTCTTTCATCCCAAATGACGTTGATGATATAGAAGAAACATTTGATTGGGTTTACAGCACAGACACTATGACAAATGACGACATACTTGAAGCCATCATATTTGCTTCTTGGATGACTGCTATGCACAGTCATGGATTTACTAACCTAGTTTCGTACTATGCTACTAAACAAGGAATATCATACAAAGAGTTTTATGAAGGGTTTTTAGATGTGTGTAAACAAACTAGATACTTTAGTGAATATTTCTATGACTATAAAAAATGGAACTCTGAATGGTATGAGACTGGGTACGCAACCATACAACCTTTAGATGGTATAAAGTTTTCTGCAAATAATAACATGTGGCATTTCATTTCTAAGATTCACAGCGATGAGTCCTATGATATTGTTTTCGATGTAATAAAAAAATACCTTAAAAAAACAGGTACTTATGAACCGCAAATTTTTAAAATACAAAAGTCTATACCGATTACCTTTGGAGAACAAGATAAGTATCCGATTACAACATATTATAAAGATAAAAAAATTAAAATAATAAACTTAAACAGTGTAGAGACTGATAAAAAAATGTTTATTAATAATATATATTTTAAAAGAGAAAGAGCTTTTGCAAAAGGGAAAATCATAGGATTGGAAGCTTTAAATGATTAATGCTTATTTATTAAAAAACTTTGATAATTCAACACTTAATTATAATTTACAAAAGTATCCTTTTCATAATTTAGTAAAAGAAGTAATTAAAGAAAAATTTTTAGATGTTGAAGAATTAGAAAATATTCATTCTACGATAAAGCCAGAAATGTTAATCGAACTAACAAGTTATGTTCAAAAATCTTTTGGATCAGCTGAATTCAGTAAATTATTTGACTTATTTGCAGAAGAGTATATTAGTCCATTAATTGGTACTTCGCCATACCTGATTAAAAGATTTCCAACCTTAAATCTAGTAGTGCCTAACCAAGCTAAACTAGGTCGGCTGCTAAACTTTCATAAGGGAACTTTTTATTCTAATGGCTTAGGTCAAGGAACTATCTGGATGCCGCTTACTAAGTGCTATGATTCAAACTCAATGTATGTAGTGAACCATAAAGAGTCAAATATCATTAGCGATTATTATGTGAATAAAAAGTGGTCACAAGCAAAGTTTGAACAAGAGTGCCTAAAAAATGCAAGACCAGTAACGCTTAAACCTGGACAAGCACATTTATTTCATCAAGAGCATCTACACGGTAATATCAATAATATAACAGGAAAAAGTAGGTTAGCAATAGATTGGCATGTTCTTATTAAGGGTGAAGAGTTTCATCAACGACTCCCAGGTGGTTTTTTTAGGCTAAAAGGGGATTGGGCTCAAGAAAAGCCTAAAATTGAAAACTGTGTAATTTATACGAGTAATAACACAAAAATAGATAAACACATACCAAACTATATGCAAACTAGTTACATTGAAAACTTTTGTGAACAAAATGATATTAAATATTCAATGAGACTTGTAGAAAATGAAGGCGCAACACACCTACCAATGTTAGAAGATATTATTAAAAGAAAACATAATATTATACTATATTCAATCCATTCTCTTCCAGAAGACGAAGTAAGAAGAAATTACTTACTAGACCTTTGCTTAACAAATAATGTAAAATTATATTTTATGAACGAGTACATATTACTTAGTAAAGATAACCTACAAAAAATTAATGAATACCTATCTTGGAGAACTAAATGACCAAAATTTTATGTAGTGCAGATTGGCATATCAACCTTCACAAAAAGAAAGTTCCCTACAACTGGCAAGTAGCTAGATTTCGTGAAATGTTTCGCAAAATGATTGCACTAGAACAGAGGTGTGATATACACATTATTGCTGGTGATATCTTTGATAAGAAACCAGAACCAGATGAAATTTCACTGTTTTTAAGCTATATCAATTCAGTTACAATCCCAACCTTCATTATACCTGGAAATCATGAAGCTACTCGTAAAGGAGAATCTTTCTTTGAACATCTTACAGAAAAGAATGCTATTAAAAATGAGAACGTCTCTGTATTTACTAGAAACGGACGTGCGACTGTGGGTAAAACGTCATTCCAATTCTTTCCCTATGGAGAAGTACAAACGGACAATCTACCATCATATGTGGAAGGCGATATACTTGTTACCCATATTCGTGGAGAAGTACCGCCCCACATTACGCCAGAATATGACTTTTCGCGTCTCTCGCCTTGGGGCCTTTGTCTACTTGGTGACTTACACTTTAATCATCGTTATGGCGACACTAACTGTTACTATCCTGGTTCTCCAGTGAACACTACCTTTGACCGTGACGAAAAGAGACAGTATGGCGTAGATATCTTTGAAGTAGTAGACTCTACTAATTATACACGTGAGTTTTATGATCTTGATTTACCAAAACTGCTTCGTCGTACTATTAAAGCTGGGGAAAAGATGCCAGCAGATGCCAGACACCATGTAGTGTACGAGGTGAAGGGTAACATTGATGAGCTGTCAAAGATTGAACGCTCAGATTTATTAGACAAAAAAGTGGTAGAAAAACCACAAGAAGACGCTACACTAGATCTCAAAAACAAAACAATCTATGAAGAGCTAGAAATCTATCTTGACCATATTAAAGTAGCTGATGTGAAAAAAGTAATTGATGAATTCAAAAGTCTCGATATTAGAGTGTAATAGAGTATTTTGGGAGTATGATAACGGTTCGTGGTGGCGTCCTTCAGACTTTAAGTGGGGATCTGTTACTGATAACGTAAGAGTTACTGTACCTGAATATAAAAAAAGGAGTTCTCGTTTTAGACACGATTTAAGTAGTT